AGCTGGTTTCACCGATGCTGCTGTTGGTCTCGGTACTACTACTCAGTCAGGAACCAACCCATCAATCCTCAACCCAGTTGGAACCGCAACCTCGACCGCATATAACGTTGGTCAGGGCATGGTAACTGGTGATGCTGAGAACCTCGGCGATGCTGCTGGTGATCAGTTCAACCAGATGGCATTCTCAATCGAGAAAGTCACCGTTACTGCGAAGTCCAGAGCACTGAAGGCTGAGTACTCACTTGAGCTTGCTCAGGACCTGAAGGCAATCCATGGTCTGAATGCTGAGGCTGAACTCGCAAACATTCTCTCAACCGAGATTCTTGCTGAGATCAACCGTGAAGTTATCAGAACCATCTACAAGATTGCTGAACAGGGTGCTGTAGAAAATACCGCAACTGCTGGTGTATTCGACCTCGACATCGACTCCAACGGTCGTTGGTCAGTTGAGAAGTTCAAGGGTCTTCTGTTCCAGATCGAAAGAGATGCTAACAGAATTGCTCAGAGAACTCGTCGTGGAAAGGGTAACATCATCATGTGTTCTGCTGACGTTGCTTCAGCACTGACCATGGCTGGTGTTCTCGATTACACCCCTGCTCTGAATGCTAACCTGAACGTTGATGATACCGGCAACACCTTTGCTGGTACTATCCAAGGTAAGTACAGAGTATACATCGACCCATATTCGGCAAACCTTGCTGCCGATAACGGTGGTCTCGCACAAGGCACCAACCAATACTACGTTGTTGGTTATAAGGGTTCCAGTGCATATGATGCTGGTCTGTTCTATTGCCCATACGTTCCTCTCCAGATGGTACGTGCTGTTGGTGAGAACACCTTCCAGCCTAAGATCGGCTTTAAGACCCGTTATGGTATCGTTGCAAACCCATTTGCAGAAGGTACTACCCAGGGTCTCGGTCGTCTGCGTGTTAACAGCAACCGTTACTACAGAAGAGTTGCTGTTAAGAACCTCATGTGATCTAATTCACAAAGGTTCTCAGGGGTCCGAAAGGACCCCTTTTTTTATCTAAATAATTCAAAAAATGGCAGTCACAAACGCATATAAGAATCAGATACAGAATAGAAACTTTCTATCTCCTGTAGGATTCAAATTTACATTAAACAGAGCACCCAAAGTAGCATTCTTCGGAAACTCAGCAAATATTCCTGGAATGACTTTAGGATTGGCAGTTCAATCAACATATCTTAAGGATATTGATATTCCTGGAGATAAGATAACCTTTAATGACTTAACTCTTAGATTTCTTGTCGATGAAAATCTTGAAAACTACATGGAAATTCAAAACTGGATTCGTGGTATTGGATATCCAGAAAGCCTTGATGAGATTTATGCCTGGCAAAGATCAAATCCAAACATGAGTCTGCAAGAAAAATCGCAGATGAATTTATATTCTGACGCAACTCTTTCAATTCTCACAAGTGCCAATAACTCAAACTTTAAAGTTAAGTTCTCTGATGTCTTTCCATATTCAATAACAGATCTTCAGTTCGATGCAACAGATAGTGATATTGATTATTTGACTGCAGAGGTTACTTTCAAGTATACTATTTACAATATCGTAGATAATGCGGACAATCCATTATGACTTTTGATTTGGATACAATCCAAAAAATGTGGGAGGAAGATTGTAAAATTGATCCTGACAACTTACATACAGAATCACTAAATATTGCAAGTTTACATGCAAAATATTTTGACATTTACAATAACATCATTCTTCTGAAAAAGAAAGCAGAACAACAAAGAAAAAACATTCGTCACGATCGTTATGAGTATTATACAGGAAAAGCAGATCCTGATGTTTATGTAGAAAATCCATTTCCTAAGAAAATTCGTGACAAGGAAACTCTTCAGAAATACTTAGATGCTGATGAGAAACTATCTCAAGTCTGTTTGAAGATTGACTACTACGATACAATGTTAAATTACATTGAAAGTATTCTTAAGATGATTCAAAACCGAACTTTTCAAATTAAGAACGCAATTGAATTTGTTAGATTTACTGCTGGACTGGGGTAAATAAATAAATTGAAGTAACTAATGCAATAAATGGAAGATATTTTTGAATCTTTAAAAGATGTGGATATGAGTGACTTAGATCAATATGAACCATTTGATGGTGGATATTGGAAAAAGGGATGGAAACATTCCGAAGAATCTAAGTTAAGAATGTCAGAATCAAAAAAAGGAAAGGAACCTTGGAATAAAGGAAAAACTTTACCAAATTATCATTCTGAGGAAACAAAAGAAAAAATGAGAAAAAGAATGATCGGTAATAGTTACACTAAAGGGAGAAAACTTTCTGAAGAAGAGAAGAAAAAAAGAAGTGAGAAATTAAAAGAATACTATGCCAAAAGAAGATCTATGGGGCACAAGAGATAAATAACCATAATTGAAAGGTTGTTTATGTGTGATTTAATTATTGAAAAATCTAATGAAGTTTTTTTAAAGATAAAAACACATCCACATATTGAGTATGAACTTAGGGACAGATTCACGTTTCAGGTAGAATCTGCCAAGTTTATGCCACAATATAGAAAGAGGAACTGGAATGGGGAAATTCATTTGTATGATATGAGATCCAAGCAGATTTATGTTGGACTCTTGGATAAGATTGTATCCTTCTGTAAGCAATATGGATACACTTATAAGTTTGACGATAATAAGTTTTACGGTTTACCCTTTGAAGTAAATGAAGAGATATCTTACGAGGGTGTAAAGGATTATATGAAATCTATTTGTACTCATTCTCCACGGGAGTATCAAATAGAGGGAGTATACGACGCTCTACGACATAACCGAAAATTATTGATATCACCCACTGCCTCAGGAAAATCCTTGATGATTTATTCCCTTGTAAGGTATTACGTAGATAAACAACAAAAAATTCTTTTAATTGTTCCGACGACATCTCTTGTAGAGCAGATGTACAAGGATTTCCAAGACTATGGTTGGGATGCTGAGTCATATTGTCACAAGATTTATTCGGGTAGAGAAAAGACAAATAAACATGCAGTTACAATTACTACTTGGCAATCAGTCTATAAGTTAGATCGTTCTTTCTTCGAAGACTATGGAGTTATTATAGGTGATGAGGCACATTTGTTCAAGAGTAAATCTCTAGTTCAGATTATGACTAAACTTCATCATGCAAAGTATCGTTTTGGATTTACTGGAACTCTTGACGGAACTCAAACTCATAAATGGGTTCTTGAAGGTTTATTTGGTCCATCATATAAAGTAACTAAGACTGCAGAACTGATGCAGCAAGGACATCTTTCTCAGTTAGATATTCAATGTCTTGTACTCAAACACCCTCCACAAAAGTTTGAAACTTATGAAGATGAGATTCAGTATTTGATTTCTCATGAACAAAGAAATAAGTTTATTACGAATCTATCTTTAGATTTGAAAGGAAATACTCTTGTTCTATTTTCACGAGTAGAAGCACATGGAGCAATCCTCTATGATATGATAAATAAGAATAACCGTGAAGATCGTAAAGTATTCTTTGTTCATGGTGGGGTGGATGCTGAAGAAAGAGAACTTGTAAGAGAAATTACCGAAAGAGAAAACAACGCAATCATCGTTGCTTCTTATGGAACTTTCTCTACAGGTATCAATATTAAAAGTCTCCATAATGTTATCTTTGCTTCACCCAGTAAATCAAGAGTTAGAAATCTTCAATCAATCGGAAGAGTACTTAGAAAAGGAAAAAATAAAACTAAAGCAGTCCTCTACGATATTTCTGATGATTGCACAATCCAATCAAGAAAGAACTATACCTTAAATCACTTCATAGAAAGAATTAAAATTTATAATGAAGAACAATTCAATTATGAGATAATCACTATTCAACTAAAGAGCAAATGATAGAAGATGATTTTTACTGCACACTTAAGTTAAAAACCGGAGAAGAAATCTTCGCAAAGGTAGCAGCTACTGAAGAAGATGATCGTACTCTCCTGTTAGTAACTAATCCAATTATCGTTGCTGAGATAAAAGGAAGAACTGGTGTAATGGGTTATAAAATAGAACCTTGGTTAAAGACAACCACAGAAGACATGTTCATTATCAATATCGATGATGTTCTTACCATGACTGAATCTTCTGATATTGAAATGATTTCTATGTATCAGACATATTGTAGAGAGTCTGATAAAACAAGAAAGAATCAAGCAAAAATATCTCGTAAGATGGGATATGTTGCTAATGTCAATGATGCTAAAGAGATCTTAGAGAAACTCTTTAAAGATAGCTAAAGCCTGATCTTCAAACCCAACAAAGGTATTCTACAGAGTTTTTAGAACCTTGTCAACTATTTGAATAAGTGCTATAATTCATACATATTATGAGATAACCTAATGATAACCACAGCAGTTATGACCAAGAGAAAGAGGTCAGAGCATTACGTAAACAACAAAGAGTTTCTTGCAGCACTTATTAGATATCGTGAAGATATTGAAATTGCTAAAATCAAAGGCAATCCAAAGCCACAAATTCCCAGGTACATTGGAGAATGTTTCCTAAAGATTGCTAATCACTTATCATTCAAACCAAACTTTGTCAATTACATGTTCAAAGAGGACATGATTTCTGATGGTATTGAAAATTGTGTTCAATACATTCATAATTTCAATCCAGAAAAATCACAGAATCCTTTTGCTTACTTCACTCAGATTATTCACTACGCATTCCTGAGACGCATTCAGAAAGAGAAGAAGCAATTGGAAATTAAGAACAAGATTCTGGAAAGAACTGGATTCGATCAGGTGTTTGACAGTGGAAGTGTTGACGGATCAGACTACTCCGACTATAATTCTATTAAGGATGCAGTTCACTCCAAACTTCGTTATTGATGAAAGTAGCAATTATTACTGACCAACACTTTGGAGCACGAAAGAATTCTAAACTCTTTCATGATTATTTCCTAAAGTTCTACAATGATGTATTTTTCCCAACACTCGAAGAGCATGGGATTACTACCGTTGTAGACATGGGAGATACTTTTGATAGTCGTAAAGGAATTGATTTCTCTGCTTTATCGTGGGCAAAGAATAATTACTATGATCGTCTGAACGAAATGGGTGTAAAGGTTCATACAATTGTAGGGAACCACACTGCTTACTACAAAAACACAAATCAGGTAAATGCGGTTGATCTACTTCTGCGTGAATATGATAATGTGACTGTATATTCGGAACCAACCGAAGTGATGTTGGGACAACTACCAACTCTTTTTATTCCATGGATCAATCAAGAAAATGAGGAAAGCACTCTCAAACTTATTCAAAAGACAACTTGCCCGTGTGCGATGGGGCACCTTGAACTCCAAGGATTTAGAGTTAATAACCAAATCGTCATGGAGCATGGTTTGGAGAGCAAACTATTTGACAAGTTCTCCAGGGTCTACTCGGGACACTATCACACTCGATCAAACAACGGAATAGTCTTCTATCTAGGAAATCCTTATGAGTTGTATTGGAACGATGTAAACGATACTAGAGGTTTTCATATCTTTGATACCGAAACTCTAGAACATACTTCGGTCAATAATCCTCACAGAATGTTTTATAACATTTACTATGAGGATACAAACTATCAAACTTTTGACACTCGTGAATATCAGAACAAGATTGTTCGAGTGATTGTTCGTAAGAAAACAGATCTCAAGAAGTTTGAAAAGTTCATTGATAAACTTTATAGTTCTAATGTTGCTGAACTCAAAGTTGTAGAGAACTTTCAAATTCAAGAAAATGAAGAGTTTGAAGCATTTGAATCAGAAGATACACTTTCTATCTTGAATAGATATGTAGAGGAATCAGAAATTGAACTGGATAAATCCATTGTTCAGAAACTTATTTCCGAAGTATATCAAGAGGCTTGCGAATTAGTGTAGATGTTTATCCTAACAATCAGTGGCAGAGAAGATGAAGGTGCTTATTCAGTAGTCAATGAAGAAGGAGATCAAGTTCTCTATCTCTTTGAAGAAGAAGATGATGCGACTCGTTTTGCCATGATGTTGGAAGAAGATGATTACCCTGAAATGCATGTAATGGAAATCGATGATGATCTACTTGTAAATGTTTGTGAAATGCACGGACATGAGTATGTTATCATTACACCTAATGACATTGTGATTCCCCCTAAAGAAAATGATATTGTTTGAAAAAATCCGTTGGAAGAACTTTCTTTCTACTGGAAATCAATTTACTGAAGTTGAACTGAATAAGAACTCAACCACTCTTATTGTGGGGAATAATGGGGCGGGTAAGAGTACAATTCTTGATGCTCTATGTTTTGTGTTGTTTGGTAAGGCTTTCCGTAAGATTAATAAACCTCAACTCATCAACACAACAAACGAAAAAGATTGTCTTGTTGAGATTGAACTAAAGATTGGTTCTACTGACTGGATGATTCGTCGTGGAATCAAACCAAACATCTTTGAGATCTATCGTGATGGATCTGCTTTAGACCAAAGTTCTTCTGCGATTGATCAACAGAAGTATCTTGAACAATCCATTCTCAAGATGAACTATAAGTCATTTACTCAGATTGTAATTCTGGGTAGTAGTAACTTTGTTCCTTTCATGCAACTTTCTGCTGCAAGTCGCAGAGAAGTAATTGAAGATCTTTTGGACATTAAAATCTTTTCTTCTATGAATGTAATTATCAAAGAAAAGATTCGTTCTCTGAAAGAAGAAATCCGTACCCTTGAACTTAAGAAAGAGTCGGTAAAGGACAAAGTTAATATGCAAAAAAACTTTATCGAAGAGTTGGAGAATCTTGGTAATGCAAACGTAAATTCCAACAAAGAAAAGATTGACAATTGCGAAAAGGAAATTGGTGATTACCTTGAAGAGAATACTGAAATTCAAAGTAAAATAGATACACTTCAAAATCAATTAGAATCATATGTTGGGGCAACAGATAAACTTAAAAAACTTGGTCAATTAAAAGGAAAGATATCTCAGAAAGTATCTACGATTACGAAGGAACATAAGTTCTTCACTGAAAATACGGTTTGTCCTACCTGCACGCAATCTATTGAGGAAGAGTTTCGGTTAAATAGAATTAAGAGTGCTCAAGATAGTGCAAAAGAGTTGCAATCTGGTTATAATGAACTGGAGGAGGCAATTAAAAAGGAAGAAGAAAGAGAGCACCAATTCCTTAATCTTTCAAAAGAGGTAACAAACCTAACGCATGGCATTTCTCAAAACAATATTAGGATTAACGGATTACAAAAACAAATCCGAAATCTTGAATCTGAAATTCAAACTATTACCGAGAACCTTGCAAACCGAAATTCTGAACATGAAAAGTTAGAACAATTTAAGAATGATCTAAAATCAGTATATGATGATCTGTCTGGAAAGAAGGATCTGATTCAGTATCATGACTTTTCTTATTCTCTATTGAAAGATAGTGGTGTAAAATCCAAAATAATCAAAAAATATCTGCCACTGATTAATCAACAAGTTAATCGGTATCTGCAAATGTTGGATTTCTACATCAACTTTACTTTAGATGAAGAGTTTAATGAAACTGTTCAGTCTCCTATTCACGAAGACTTTTCTTATTCTTCTTTCAGTGAAGGTGAAAAACAGAGAATTGACTTGGCACTCTTGTTCACTTGGAGAGAAGTTGCCAAGTTTAAAAACTCAACTAATACAAATCTTTTGATTCTAGATGAGGTGTTTGATTCTTCTCTTGATGGATTTGGAACTGAGGATTTCTTGAAGATCATTCGTTATGTAATCAAAGATGCCAACGTTTTCATCATTTCTCATAAAGTTGGTATGGAGGACAGATTTGAAAGTGTCCTACGGTTTGAAAAAATCAAAGGATTCTCGCGTATGATGTGAGCATACGAAACGAGTCTAATGTCTGTTCGACACGAAATCAAATCCCAACTTGCCAAACTGCTTGCCACTGAGGATTTGGTGGTGGAGCACAAGAAAATTTCTACTGCTTGTTTCAATGTCCATACTCGTGTTCTGACTCTTCCTCTCTGGGAGAAGGCAAGCAATCTTGTTTATGACCTTCTGGTTGGTCATGAGGTTGGTCATGCTCTCTTCACTCCTGATGAAGACTGGTTTGATGAATATAAGATTCCACCTCAGTTTGTAAATGTTGTTGAGGATGCTCGTATTGAGAAACTAATGAAGCGCAAGTATGCTGGACTTGCTAAGACTTTCTTTAATGGTTATAAAGAACTGAACGACGAAGATTTCTTCCAAGTTGCTGATGATGATATCTCTACTTTCAACCTTGCTGACCGAGCAAACCTTTACTTCAAGATTGGTAACTTCATCACTCTTGACTTTAATCCAGAAGAAAAGGAGATTATCAATCTGATTGGTGCTTGTGAGACTTTTGCAGATGCACTGATTGCTGCAGAAGAACTTTATAAGTATTGTAAGAAAGAAAAAGAGCAACAGCAGAAGGTTGCTGACTTTGATTCTCACGAAACTCAAGGAAATTCTCAGTCTCCTGCAGGTGATTTTGTAGAGACTAATGACTCTTCTTCGGAACAAGAAAGTGGGAGTGATAATTCTTCCGAAAAAGAGTCTTCTGAGTCTTATGGTGGGACTGCTCAGGGAGATCAGACTCCTGTAAAATCTTCTGATGAAAAAGACGAACCTGAAGTTCGCACAGCAAATTCTTTGGAAGATAAAATCCGTGATCTTGTGAATGATGATGGATATGAAAATGTTTATGTTGAGATTCCTCAGGTAAATCTTGATACTATTATTGGTAAGAACTCTGAAGTTCACATAGATATTGACAATTCTTTTGCACATCAGCAGAAGATTCATAATGCCCACGCACAGGATAAAGGATATCGTCCTGTAAATCTATACAAAGAATCTGATATTGACTTCAAGAAGTTTAAATCCTCTGCTCAGAAAGAAGTAAACTATCTTGTGAAAGAGTTTGAGTGCCGTAAGGCAGCAGATCAATATGCTCGTGCTTCAACTGCTCGCACTGGTGTTCTTGATACTACTCGTCTTCATACTTACAAGTATAATGAAGACCTATTCAAGAAAGTTTCTGTGATTCCTGATGGTAAGAATCATGGTCTAGTGTTTGTGCTTGACTGGAGTGGTTCTATGGCAGATGTGATGCTTGATACTTGTAAGCAACTTTTCAATCTTGTGTGGTTCTGTAAGAAAGTTTCTATTCCTTTTGAGGTTTATGCCTTCACTAATGAATGGCGTCGTGGAGAATATGATTATGAAAATGATAAGTATCTTGCTGCCGACCGCACTCCTCACTATGAGAAGAAAGATGGTCTATTAGTTATTGATGAAACATTTTCTATGATGAATATTCTTACCAGTAAAGTTTCTGGTAAGGAACTTGAACATCAGATTCTGAATATCTGGCGTCTTGCTTATTGCTTTGGTAGGTCTTACAGTTCTCATTACACTTATTCTAGTCGTATGTGTCTTTCTGGAACTCCTTTGAATGAGGCACTGATTACTCTTCATCAGATTCTTCCTAAGTTCCAAAAGGAGAACAAACTCCAAAAGGTTCAGTGTATTGTTCTCACTGATGGAGAAGCAAATCAACTTGTTCATCATAAAGAAGTTCGTCGTCGTTGGGACAAACAACCGTACATTGGAACAGGATATATTCATCCAATGTCCACATTCCTCCGTGACCGTAAACTTGGAACTACCTATAGGATTGGATATGGATATCATGAGTTTACTGATATTCTTCTTAGGAACTTGAAAGATAAGTTCTCTTCGACAAACTTTATTGGTATTCGTATTCTTGAAAGTCGTAATGCAAGTCGATTTATTCAAATGTATCATTCTCATAATGACAAAGAGTATGAAAAAATTCAGAACGATTGGAAAAAACTGAAAAGTTTTACTATTACAAAATCTGGATATGATGCATACTTTGGAATGTCTGCAACTGCACTCTCTCAAGATTCTGAGTTTGAAGTTGCTGAATGTGCAACTAAATCTCAAATCAAATCTGCTTTTGTTAAGTCTCTTAAAACCAAAAAACTAAATAAGAAAGTTCTTGGTGAATTTATTTCATTAGTTGCATGATGGACAGTTTGCAAACTGTCCATTGGGGTCCCGAAAGGACCCTTTTTCGGTTTATAATGACTATGTTGAAACAAAACAAACATGGCACTCTCCTCCGATTACATCCGCACTTCTCTTCAAAACCTTTATGGCAACACTATCACTGGTGCTGATATTCGTGCTTGGTGTAATCTGAATGATGCTAACTATCAAACTGTCACCAAGAAATTGGATCAATTTAAAGTTGGTCGTGGCAAATGGAATCTGGAGGTAACACAACAAAAAGTGGAAGAAATTGAACGCACTTTCCAAGCACCCTCTGTAGTTCCTCCTATAGAACAAAACCTCATTCCCGATAAAGATGATACCTTCGTCCGCTTTGGTAACTTTGCTGATGTTAAAAAAATTATTCAGTCCCGTCTTTTTTATCCTACGTTCATTACGGGTCTTTCGGGTAATGGTAAAACGTTCTCCGTTGAGCAAGCTTGTGCTCAATTGAATCGGGAATTGATTCGAGTAAACATTACTATCGAAACTGATGAAGATGATCTTATCGGGGGGTTCCGCCTTGTTGATGGGAATACTGCTTGGCACAACGGTCCCGTCATTGAGGCACTGGAGCGAGGAGCAATCTTGCTTCTTGATGAGATTGACCTTGCCAGCAACAAAATCTTGTGTCTCCAATCTATCCTTGAAGGTAAAGGTGTTTTCCTGAAAAAAATTGGTCGTTGGGTAAAACCTGCTGCTGGATTTAATGTGATTGCTACTGCTAATACCAAAGGTAAGGGTAGTGAAGATGGACGTTTCATCGGCACCAATGTTCTTAATGAAGCATTCCTAGAACGATTCCCTGTGACCTTTGAGCAGTCCTATCCTGCCCCTGCAACCGAGCAGAAGATCCTTGAAGGTGTTGCTCTGGATCTGCAGATTGAGGATCGTTCTTTCTGTAAGCGTCTGGTAGACTGGGCAGACATTATTCGCAAGACCTTCTACGATGGTGGTATTGAGGAAATCATCAGCACCCGTCGCCTGGTTCACATTATCCGTGCTTACAGCATCTTCCAAGATAAGGCAAAGGCAATCCAAGTTTGCGTGAATCGTTTTGACGATGAAACCAAGCAAGCATTCCTTGAACTTTATGACAAGGTTGATGCTGATTTCCAGATGCCTACTGAGGAGGTTGATTACAACCCCAATATTGACCAACCTACTCCTTTCTGATATAATTGGGGAAGGTAAAAAAGTGCCTTCCCTTTTATGATTGAACCAACTTTTACTATTGATATGACTGAACCTACTAATCATCTTTGGAAGTATAATGAAGATAAAATCCTGAAAGATATTCAGGACTATGTGACTGGTACTTATAAGAGTCACTATTGTGGACAGGAAGCAAACTACAAAGACATTCAGACTATTGATCTGATGGCAGCAAAAGAACTTGCAGCAAACTTCTGTCAGGCAAATATCTTGAAGTATGGAAGTCGTTATGGTCAAAAAGATGGTCGTAATAAGATTGACCTTCTAAAGGTTATCCATTATGCTATGCTTCTTCTTCACTTTGATGGGCATTATTCTCGAACTAATAATGGTCTGACTGAATTCCGTTGATTATGAAACTCCAAGACAAAACTATGAAACTCTCTGACAAAACTCTGACTCTGCTGAAGAATTTTTCTTCCATCAATCAATCCATTCTGTTCAAGGAAGGAAACAATCTTCGTACAATTTCTGTAATGAAGAATATTCTGGCAGAGGCAACAATTGAAGAGGAACTGCCGAAAGACTTTGGCATTTATGACCTTAACCAGTTTTTGAATGGTCTCAATCTTCATCAGAATGCTGAACTTGATTTCCAGAATGATGGTTATGTGGTCATCAAAGAAGGTAAGTCTCGTTCTAAGTATTTCTTTGCAGATCCTAACGTAATCATCACTCCTCCTGAAAAGGATATTGTTCTGCCAAGTGAAGATGTTTGTTTCCTTCTTGATACCAAAGAACTTGATAAACTCCTTAAAGCTGCTGCTGTTTATCAACTTCCTGACCTATCTGTGGTTGGTGAAGCAGGTGTGGTAAAACTGGTGGTTCGTGATAAGAAGAATGATACTTCTAACGACTTCTCTGTGGTTGTTGGTGAGACTGATGAAACTTTCTCTTTCAACTTCAAGGTAGAGAACATCAAGATTCTTCCTGGCAATTATGAGGTTGTGATCTCACGTAAACTTCTGTCACGATTCAAGAATACTGGATTCAATGTGACCTATCATATTGCTCTGGAGCCTGATTCTACTTTTGGTTGATGAACATTTTCGTCACTTCTCCTTGGCCTGCTGAGAGTGCCATCTGCCTTCCTGACAAGCACATTGTCAAAATGCCCCTAGAGTGCTGTCAGATGCTCTCTATCGTTGCTTCTGACAAATGGGGGCATGGGTACGGCACTCTCCCTAAGGCAGATGGAACCCCCTACAAGACCGAGAAAGGAGCATTCCGCAATCATCCCTGTACCAAGTGGGCATTGGAGAGCATCCATAATGCCTACTGGTTAATCAAATGGGGATTGAACTTGTCCGATGAATACTGCCTGCGGTATAATAAAACTCACTCCTGTTACAAAACTCTTGTGGATGCATACTACTTGTTTCCCAAAGGTAAGATTACAGAGGTGACTCCATTTGCTCGTGCTATGCCTGAGGAATGGAAGTTTGACGACACTATTGATACATTTGAAGCATACAAAAGATACATCGCATCCAAACCTTGGGTTTCTGATAACTATCTTCGTATGCCACAAAGAAAACCTGATTGGATTTGATTATGGCAAGTGAATTTCTTCTTACGGAAAAATATCGTCCTCAAGTAATTGAGGATTGTATTCTTCCTGATGAAACTAAAAAAACATTTAAGGAGTTTGTAGAGAAGGGAGAGATTCCAAATCTTCTTCTCGCAGGACCCCCTGGTATTGGTAAAACTACAATCGCAAAAGCACTGTGTAATGAATTAGGGGCAGATTATTATGTCATCAATGGATCCGACGAAGGACGTTTCCTGGATACTGTGCGGAACCAAGCAAAGAACTTTGCTTCGACCGTTTCACTTACGGGATCTTCTAAACACAAAGTCATCATCATCGATGAGGCGGATAACACAGGTAACGACGTACAACTCCTACTACGGGCAAATATTGAGGCATTTTATAACAACTGCCGATTCATCTTCACCTGTAACTACAAGAACAAGATTATCGAACCTCTTCACTCTCGATGTGCAGTCATCGATTTTACCATCAA